GCGCAGCGCGGACAGGAATTGAAGAAACCGTTCATTGGTGTCAATGTGGGTGAAGCGGCCGAAGGGGAAATCGAAGAACGAGACGCAAACGGCGATATGAAGACCGTTCAAGCCAGTTCTAAGTTTCTCAATAAACGGGCGCAATACTATTGGCAGTTACGTGAGAAGTTTGAGCGTGGGGATATCGCGATTGACCCGATGGATTTGCAACTCGCGAAAGAAGCCCGAGAACTTCGATTCAAGCGCACAAGTGCAGGTAAGATTCAAATTGAATCCAAAGAAGATTTGAAAAAGCGTTTGAACGGTCAATCCTGCAACCGAGTAGAAGCCCTGATGCTCGCGAATGCGGAAGTCCCTGAAGAATACAGCGATTTGACGTGGTAACTGATTATGATTGCAATGGGCTTACGTGTCGCTTCGGAAATCAGAGACCGCCTCTCGTTAGTGGCTGAAAGTGTCACGTTCGGCGGATTGCGCGATATTTACAAAGCCCTTGGCTACGCGAAGACCATCAACAACAAGATGTATCGTGACCGCTACGAACGTGGCGGCATTGCGGGGCGCATCGTAGATGCCTATCCTACGGCCACGTGGCGGGGCATAGGCGAGATGATTGAAGACCAGGACCCGACAGTCGAAACGAAGTTCGAAGGGGCGTGGAACGAGCTACAGGAGCGTCTAGACATATGGGCGAAGTTCCGCCGCGCCGACATCATCGCGGGCCTCGGCCGGTATGCCGTGGTCTTCATTGGGGCACCCGGCAATACCGAAACGGAACTCCCGAAAGGTCTTGCATTAGACGACATTCTGTATTTGTCGCTCTACAATGAGGGCGAAGCGAAGATTAAGGAATACGAGCTAGACCCGCAAAATAAGCGTTATGGGTTGCCAAAGGTTTATACGATTCGCCGGAGTTCAGCAGAATCAGGTTTATCTCTGACGAGACAGACCGCAATGAATGTGCATTGGTCTCGTGTGGTTCACGTAAGTGATGGTCTCCTCGAAGATGAAGTGTTTTCACGCCCTCGCCTTGAACGCGCATGGAATCATCTTGATGATTTGATGAAAGTGGTTGGCGGCGGTTCTGAAGCATTTTGGAAGACGGCATATCCCGGTGTGCAATTCAATATCGATAAGGATATGAAGTTCAAGGAAGACCAGTTAGACAAGTTGAAAGAAGAAATTGATACGTTCATGAACGACATGACGCGTGCGGTGAAAACCAAAGGTGTCAATATGGATACGTTATCGTCCAATATCGCTCAGTTCAAAGATAACGCCTTAGTGATTGTGTCATTGATTTCAGGTGTGACAGGCATTCCGCAACGCATGTTATTAGGAAGTGAGCGGGGCGAACTCGCATCTACACAGGACCGCGATAATTGGGCTGAACGTGTCAGAGATAGGCGTGATAGTTTCGCTGGTCCGTATGTCGTGAAAGTCTTTGTGAATCGTCTTATCGAGTATGGCGCGTTACCGAAGCCCACAAAGGAAAATGGCAAGTATACAATTGGCTGGGGTGACGTATTCGACGTATCGCAGACTGAACGTATTGAGAATGCGGAAAAGATGGCGGGTGTCAATCAAAAGGCCGGTGAGACGGTCATCACTCCGAATGAAATTCGCGATTTAGCGTTAGGACTTGAACCTCTTGACGAATCCGACTTAGATAACGAGGATGACGAAGAAACACAAGAGGAAGATTTGGAAGATGACGATGTAAAAGCGAGGGCTGCTGCATGGCGGAAAACAGTATTCAACAGACAGCCAGAGCCCATCGCGCACGATGGAAGACTCACGTAAGACAGTCTTTAGAGGCTGCGCAGAATAACATCAGTTTCGCAAATGTAGCTAAGGCCGTTCAAAAGAAAGACGAAAATGCTGTTTTGCGTATAACTGACCGAGCTATTTTGAGGTTGGAAGAACGATTAGCGAACGGAATGGGTGATAGAACGTTACTCTTACTCTCGGCAGGAGGTAACGCATCTAGCACAATCCGCGTAGCGAGGGTGAGTAAGCGATTTCGGTTCGATAAGAAACAACCGCAAGCAATTCAATGGTCTCGACAGTATGCCGCACAGCTCGTGACCAACCTTTCAAACCGTGCGCGTAACGCAGTAAGAATCGCGATAACACGCGGATTTAATGAAGGACTTAGCGTTAGACATACTGCCAGAGTGATTAAGGACTCTGTAGGGTTGTCGAATCCGCAAATCAATGCGGTCATCAATCTTCGCGGTAAGCTGATTGAACATACCGGCGGTAAAGTCAAGGCCGGTAGTAAAACGATTAAGATTCCTGAAGGCGGGTTGAACGTCAAGCAAATCGAAAGCGAGTTGAAGCGATACGCCGAACGTTTGACCAAACAGCGCGCATTAGATATCGCCCGAACTGAAACGATGCGTGTCGCGAATGAAGGACAACGTCAAACGTGGATTCAAGCGATTGCAAAAGGCGAGTTAAGTGGACGCGAAAAACGAGTGTGGATAACAGCGGACCCTTGCCCGATTTGTATTCCGTTAGAAGGCGCGACGGCGGATATTTTCGGCGCGTTTCCTGGCGGGTTAGAAGGTCCACCGGCGCATACGAATTGTGAATGCACGCAGGGACTGCAACCATGAATGAGAGTAGTAATTGTGTATGGTGCGGAAAGCCGTTCAGCGAACATGTATTAGAGTATGGACCAAATGACGCGATACCGCGTGTTCCATGTTTGTGCTTGAAGCAATTTTTCTCATTATCGCACGAAGGATTAGGTATTAAGACGCCTAACAGAAAGCCCGAAGATGGCACATGAAGCGTTACCGAAAATTCATAAGTCAATCTTATTGATTGGTGCAACCGGTAAGATTAGAACCGCGACGTTTCAGCAACGCGAACACCTCGTTGTGCCTACGGTGGCCCTCGTTGAAGGGGTCATTTGGCCGATGAACGCGGAACACCCCGAACTCGTGTTATTTGAAGAGTTCACGCGCGGGTTACAAGGATGGAACGGTAGACCCGTTGTCTACGGGCATCCGATGTTGCAGGGTGAAGCGGTATCCGCGAATGACCCAAAGATTTTAGAAGGATGGTGTTTTGGGCAAACGTTTAACGCGTTTGCGAATCCTAATAAAAAGTCATTAGAAATGGAATCGTGGATTGACCCCGTTCGTGCACAAATCATCGGCGCGCAAGAATTGATTGACCGATTGAATGCAGGAAAGCCGATTGAAATTTCTGTGGGCGTCTTCACGAAAGAGCAAGAAACAAGCGGTGTATATACCAACGGTGATAAGTATGGTGGTATCTGGCGTGAACCTGTGCCGGACCATTTAGCATATTTGCCTGATGGGCAAATCGGAGCCTGTAGTAATGACATGGGGTGCGGGGCTCCGAGAGTTGCACGAACGCATCTCGTCACTAATAGAGGTTTCGTGAGTCTTTCTCGAATGGAGGTTCCGATTGTGGCAGTAGAAACCAAGAAAGAGGAAGCGAAGCCTAAAAAGCCAAGCTTCTTATCCCGCATGTTAGGTTCTATGATGCGCGCGGCAGTGTTGAAGACCAATGAAGGTGAGACCATGACCGAGTTATTCGGGATGGTGTCTGATGCGCTGTATGCGAACGAACCGGGCTTTATGTGGCTTGATGATATTAAGCCTGACGAGAACCTTGCTATCTACTTTGTCCGGCCTGAAGACCGGGACATTATGTATCAGCGTAAGTTTACAGTTGACAATGGTGAAGTTACCCTTGATGCTGAAAGAACCGAAGTTGAATGGACGAGAGAGTTGAAACCCGTTGCGGCGGCTAGCGCACCCCAGCCGACTACCGCGTCTAGTTGTTCATGTGGGGGTGCGAAACATGCTGAACAGAATACAGCAAAGGATGATGACGCGATGAAGACCAAGGCCGAACGTATTACCGCATTAGTAGATGGTAAGAAGCTTCAGGGTGTGACAAAGGAATTCTTAGAGACGTGCAACGATGCACAGTTGACAGCTCTTGAAGCAGACGCCGCGAAGGTGACAACTCCCGAAACGACTCCGGTAACTCCGACAACTCCCACAACGGCGGCTTCTACTGAAAAGTCGACAAAGGAAAATGTGGAAGATGTGTTGAAGAAGATGTCTGAGGATGATTTCCTCGCGTGTGCTCCTAAGAGCATTCGTGATTTAGTGGCATCGGAACGCACTCGTGAAGCGGCGGAACGCACAAATCTCGTTGCTGCGATGAAGACCAGTCAGACTGAATTTACGGAAGATGAACTGAAGGCTTTGCCGATTGAACAGCTCCGTAAGTTTAGCCGAGTGTGCAAGGTAAATGTTCCGGCCGTTGATTTTGGCGGCCGTGGCATCCCCCGGGATGAACCCTCGAATGGCGACGATTATTCTGCGCCGAAGGCTATTGACATGACGGCGAGAATCAAGGCTTCCCGCGCGTCTGTCACGAAGTAATGAGAGTTTCCACGTTCCAGGAGATTTGAAACAATGGCAAAGACAAAATCGAGTGTGGTAATCCTTAAGGGATTAGACCGAGCGCATATCGAGGAAGACGGCGCGGCATCAGAAGCCATCACCCCCGGTATGTTAGTGCAGGGGACGTCGAGCATCGCGAAGTTTTCTACGGCTGGCGGACCCGCCGCGCGTCGTGTTGCGATGGAACGCGACGAATTTGGTAAGGGTATGGACGACGACTATGCGACGGGCGACCAAGTGAAGGTGGCAAACCTTGCACCGGGCGACCGTGTGAATGCGCTGATTGCTTCGGGTCAGAACATTTCCGCGAATGCGTGGTTAGAACCTGCGGCGGATGGCACATTACGCGTGTTTTCTGCTGGCACTCGTTGGGGCCGTGCCTTAGAAGCCATTAACAACTCTGCGGGTCCAGCGACAGCGCGTATTCGCGTTGAAGTTTACTAATTGAGTCAACAGGTCATTCGGAGAATACGAGCATGAGAACATTTAGTGATGGCCCCTCATTTTGGGGTTCTGGCCGTTGGGCTACTGAACGCATGGTTGAAGCGTTACGCAACGGACAGGAAATTAGCGCGGAACTGTTACGCGCAAACGCAACCCTTCGTAAAGACGAATGGGTGGAGATGGATGAAGCCTTAATTGAAGAAGGCTTACAGCGTTTGCAGGGTGTCGCGGATTTGATTGCGGCGGGTCTGACGCGTCCTATTGCAAATAGCTTAGGCACGACAGTGTTAGAGTGGGAAAGCGTAGG